CGAATGTACTTATTCCGTTTTGTGTTTGATACAAGAAAATCCATTTCTTCTTGATATGTTTTGCCTCTTAAAAAATCTATTGACATCTTTTCATGTTTTAAAACTAGACAATGTATTTTAAGTTTTGCCAGATGTTCTTTTTCTTGCAGTTCTGATGTTGTTACTATTTTATTAACAGCACCAAACAGTCCTTCTAAAACTAACTTGTGTGTTTTACTATCATCTAAAGTACCTGTAAGACCAATACGATACTTACAGTTTTCTAATCTTGACATAATTTTAGTTAAAGAAACTGCCTTAAACAAGTGAGCCTCATCACCGACAACCATACCAAACTGCTCAAAGAAATTTTTCGGCATTTTATATATTGATTGCCAAGTACTAATTACTATTCGTTTATCTGTTACTTTTTCATGACCTTGATATATTCTGTGTACATTTCTAAGACTATCATAACCATAGTCTTTAAAATCTTTATATAATTGTTCTACTAGAGAAGTAGTCGGTACTACTATAAGAATCTTATTGTTTTCTTCTTCTTTCAGGCGTATCAAATTAAATCTTACCATCAGATAAATTATCAGAGATTTTCCGGATGCCGTAGGCGATAACATTAAACACCTTGATTTTATCATAGAGTATACAAACGCCGATTTTTGATAGTCTCTTACTTCAAAAGGTATCTTTAGTTTGTTGATGAAAGAATCGACAAGTTTATCATCTACATTGGCGTCTTTAATGTCTGTTCTATCTACTACTTCAACATCATTTTCTTGACACCAGTTTAGTATGTAAGGATATAGACCTGTATAGATTTGACCATTTGTATATGAGAATAGTCTTATTTTACCATCCCAATGTCTTGAACGATAGGCAGGCATGAATTTAAAACCAGGCACAGAAAATGTAAAGTGTTCGCCTAAGTCTCTGCGAACATCTTCATCAGCGTCTACGACCAAGTGTACATCATTCTTTTTAGTAAGTATTATATTTCTCATACAAAAGGATTACCTAACACCCACCCCACTAATGACTTACGAACACCTGATTTGACAGGATGTACTTTGTGCCATATGTGTGAGGGAAATAATATTATATCACCAACATTTGGTTTATCATAAGTAGATGATGTATCAATGTTCTTAGGGTTAGGAACAGTAATCTCAAATTCACCACCTGTATACTCTTTATTTAGTATTACAGTAAAAGACAGTTTTCGTATCATGCCGTTTTCGTAGGCGTCAAAATGAGAATCAATATGCCAGTTGTAATGGTCATCTATATCATATCTAGAATATTGTAAAGGTTCTATTGTAGACAATTGAAACTTAAAAGATTCGGCATTTGCACGAAAGATTTTTTCAGTAATAGATTTTACTACTTGATTGTCATTAATCCAGGTGACCATACTACTTCTGTGTTTACTATCGCCATCTTGTATTTCTGCCCCTTTTAATTCTTCAGCATGTGCAAGACTACAAATATGGTCGCACTCATCTATAGACAGGGCGTTCTTAAAAACATAATGTACTTCTTGAAGAAACATTAGATAGCACCAGAAGTAAATTTTCTCCACTCTATTGAGTTTCTTATCTGCCAATCACGACCACTAATAATCTTTAGTGTTCTATCTAAGTAATTGACAACAGTTTCTAAGTAGTCTATCTTTTGTTTTGTTTTGATTAAATCTTCATCAGATTCTAGATATTTGTCTATATCTGATTTCATGATTTTTAGATTGAAAGGTTTTTCTTGATACACTTTAGGACTTGCCTTACCTGTGTAGTATTCCCATTTTACTTTTTTAAGTATCTTGTAATCAGATTCGGCTCGTGTTAATAATAACTTAAAGTTATTGTAATGTTTAAGATACTTGTTGTGTAACTGAGGTGTCTTTAGAGATTCTAAGTCAAGTTCAGTATCATTTATTTTGAGGTCTTTATCGACCTGCTCTTGTAGTTCTTCTAATGTCATAATCTATCCATTATATAATAAAACTGAGTAAATGTCAAGTCTTATGTAGTAGTTTCAGTAGTTGTAGCACTTCCCACAGTTGCAAATTCATATATTAAATAACTAAATGTTACATCGCCTGTAAGATATGAAGTATCACCAGCTTGTTGGTCATATGATAAACCTGATAATGAAGTAGGATATAAATCTCTAAATCTTACTTCTAACACAGGATTATTTTTACTTGATAATATAGATAAAGTAGCGTCTGAGTATTGAGCACCAGCGTCAAATCCTGTATCATCTACTTTACCTGCTTCTCTACTATTTGCAGTTGCATTTGCAGTAGGAAATCTATCAGTACCAGCATTAACTAATGTTTCAAATTGTGTATGATTTTTAGGAAAACCTAAACCTGTTAACCAACCATGTATCTCACGATAGTTTTCTAAGTTTTCATCTACAAGAAAAGACATATTTAAACTTGCATAAGTTAAAATATCACCAGGTATTGGTATGTCTTTTAGTGATGTTGGTTGAGAAGTTTCACCTAAAGTAATGCCAGGCACATTTACAGATGTACAAAAAAATTCTACTTTAGGTAGTTTAATAATATTAAACTTAAACTGTGTAGCAGCTGCGTAATCTAATTTAGTAGGTTGTCTAGTAAGTGAATTTAATTCTGTCATGGTGTAACATCTATAGTATGTACATTTTTATTTTCATCAAAATCAAGAGTAGAATTTCCTATAAAAGAATTGTCATCATTAGACCATGTTAAATATAAATCTAGACTTCCTATCTGTTGTTGATTATCACTGCTAGATGTTTGTCCTATTTGTGATACTGACCTTCCTTTTCTTATACCAGAATCTTCATAATAATAAAAAAAATCTTTTACTCCTCCATTATTTAAAACCAAATAATGACTAATGCCACTGGACTCATCGCCTTCTATATTATAAACAGGTTGTTTATTACCTACAGTAAGTATATCAAAATGTAATATGGGTATTACTGTACCTATATTATTACCTCGTATTGTAACACCGTCATTAAACACTAATTTTCTTGTATATAAGTAAATATATGTGTTTACAGGGTCTTGCCAATAGTCAGTAAATTCATCTAAAGCTCTATCTGTAATTGTAATTGCCATACTACTACTATTTATACAAAACTCTAGGCGCTATTTCTTCAGGTTTAATAAATATTTTTGCACCATCAAGAGCCCTTGCATGATTTCTATATTCATTTTCTGTTGATAAACATATTCTAACTTCTCTTTCCATTCCACCATGTTCAAAGGTTACAACCTGAACCTCATCATCATAATTTAATGTAGATGTTGGTAGCTTAGTTTTAGTTCTAAATTTCCACACCCAATCTTGATAAATCCAATTCCAAAATAACACCTTACTATAATTTTTTTCTGGCACATAGATGTGTAATTTATAGCTAAATGATGTACGACCTCTTTGACCAAAAAAAGTATCTGTTCTTAAATATTTCCAATGGTCATTTTTCATTGATTTTGTAGCTGTTGGTGTGCAATATTCAAAATCGTAGGCTTCATTATTATCATATAAAAAAGCACCCTCTGTTCTCACCTTTTTTAGGTCCTCAGTCAAAATCTTTGAACCTATAAGTTCATCTACATAAAACTCATTATCACTTTCATATGCCTTTTTCATCTCATTATGATTGTCTACTATTCCTAAATGAAATCTAATTCCTATAGGAAACTGCCCATAATGATGAAGATGTGTCTCATCATACATCCATTTTGTGAACCAAGGGTATACTGTTTTATCTATTATCATGTCATATTAATTGTAAGTGATAGTCTAGGACCATCTGTGTCATCTACATAATGTTTAGTAAACTTAGGTATATGTATAACATCTCCAGGTCTTACTGTAACACTTTCTGTTTCGCCTAATACCCAATAAGAAGTTCCATAGATTTGTTTTACATATACATCATATGTATGGTCATGACTTTGAAATCCTCCTTTACCTTGTTTACTCATATACAAGTTACCATGTACAGGAAAAAAAGAAAAACTATCTGATATTGTACTTTCTAACATTCTTAAATCATCAGTTAAATCAAAAACACTAGACAATATTAAAGTATGTCCAAGTTCATAAACTTTTTTTACTTTAGTATATTCTAAAAAACCTTGGGCATCAAATATTCCTCTATGTTGTGATTGACCATCATATGAATTAATAACTTCTACACTAGGAACACTATCATGAAATTGATGAGGAAATCTTCTTCTCATTTTAAACATTTCAAAAATATTTTCTTCAGTAAGGTCTATTTTATATTCTTTTAAAAGGTTATAAAAATCTTTATCTATTTCCATTCTAATTGTCCTCCATCTCTAACAAATGAATACCAACCAGTCATTATCATTTTTTCTGTTTTATGACTAGGTAATCCTCTATGAGTATGTGTAAAGTCTGAAGGCCAAAATAAATGCAATCCTTTTTCAGGTTTCATTTTATATTTTTGATATAAAAACGCAGTTTCACCACCATCTTTACATTCATTTAAATAAGTCATCCACACTAACATTCTTCTTGATGAAGATTCACAGGCTCTTTCACAATGCCAACTACTATAACTTCCACCTTTAGGATATTTTTGAAAATTAAATTGTGCATCCATCTTAAATGCACCTCCATTTTCTAAAGATTTATACTGATTTAAATACATATTTAAACATAATTGAACGGCATCCAAATACACATTCATACATTCAAGATTCATTGTAGGCCAAATTAATCCTTGTTCAAAACATTCTTTAACATCATTAGTTTCACCATCCCAAATTTTAGGTTCTTCTTTTTTTGCATCCCACGATGTTGCAGGAAATAAATGAAGACCACTAGACCATTCTATTATAGGGTCTATAATTTCATCAGGTATATAATAACCGCAAATAAACTTATCTTTTTCTTTATTAATTTCGTGCTCTTTAAACATATTAAAAATAATTAAAATTTATATTTACTCTTGCCTTTTCATCAGTACAATTTGTACTTTGATGTTCTTTATGCGCCTCAAACATCAAAAGTCTGTTAGCAACACTTTTAACTTTTGTACCATCATTTAAAATGGTAAATCCATCATTTGTATTTACATAAAAAATAGCTGCCTTATGTTCATATTCATAGTCTATGTGCGGAGCATGTATTATTAAATTATCACTTCTAGTATATAGATTTGCCTTAATTCGCAACAAAGCTCTTGGGTTTATTTTATCTACTATTGGTATTATAGGATTTGAAAAATTTGAAACAATAGTATGATTACAATGAATATGATGTATAAAATATGTGTTATTTATATCATGGATATTCACAGCACTCATACACCAAGGCATTTGGTCTGAAAGATAAATCTTTTGAATTTCTTCTAAATGACTTTTTTCTAGAAAATTATCAATAATTTTATAACTCATTCACTTCACCAACTTATATTATATAGTTATTTATACAAAAAGAAAAGGGGCGATGTATCAAAGATAGTCGCCCCAATTCGTTTACTCTTTCAAGTAAGGATTACATTAAGTTTGCAACCTGTACTCTACGGTAGTATCTGTTACTGTTTGCAGAAC